GATTAGCTTCATTTGGTGTAATAGATTCGGTTCGTTCGCTTGATGAAGTAAACGCCGTAGAACGGAGGAAGGTTGTTGTGGGCGACAGCGTTCTGGGTGTCGTTGCCGGTCTTGTCGGCGCTAGTGGTTCCAATGTCGCCAGTCGTAATGCTTGGACCAGCTCCTCCGCCACCGCTCCCAGCAGCACCTTGAAGGATCTGTGTGGGGTACGAACCGAGTCCGCTCCACGACTTGTTGACGAGGTAATAATCGTCGTTTGCCGGAGCAATCAACTGAGCAACACCATGCGTGTGTTCGTTGAACGGAGTCTCTGGAACAGTCAGCTTGTGTTGATCTTCGCCAACGATTGATGTGGCAGTTGCGGTTCCATTGACAGCAACCGCACCGCTCGCCGCAAAAGCGCCAACACCGACCGGGAATCGAGCGTCAAACGAGGTATCAACCATCCACATCGCTCCGGTGTAATTAGTCGGAGTGCCGGAAGTTCCATCACCGCCGTCGTACGAAAGAAGATCCGTGGTCGTTCCAACAAAGATGCGACGATCATAACCATTCGCTGCAACCGGATTTTTATAAACCCAGAATCCCTGATCAAAAATCCACCACTGCCCATCTTGATCAAGCCACGGATAAATCCGATTATTGATCGATGGAAACGTCGGTCCAAAATTAAAGAACGAGTTTCCAATCGTGCTGTTGAAAACAGCTTGCGTGCCTCCGATGATATCGTTGGCCAAGTTCTGGTAGTTCAACGGACAATAACTCACCGGAAGACTTGGAGGTGTAAGCGTGATTAGGGTTAGGTTTGGCATACTATTCCGATGTGTAGGTAAACGGGTTTACGTCGCAAGCATCAAGAGTCTTGCATCCTTCGAAAACAAGGCACTCGCCCACCGCAGGTTCCTGAACGTCGTAAGCGTGAACTCGGATGCTCTTGATGCGGCAATATCCCGTAACTGTCAGGCTCATTTGAACCTCGTACATGTTTCGAGTCGGGGTGCTAATGCTCGAATTGCACGGAATATCCGAAGGAGTCGGCAAGCGCATCTTCGGCCTGTACTGCGGCTGGAAATTGACCAGCGGACAAGCGGGTTGGCACTGCAAAGTTGTCGCGCATTCAGCCCAGTCTGCCCACTCAATCCATCCGGGGTACTGGTCGGGTCGATACTCGACATTGAAAGAAGCGTCTCCATCCAAGGAATCAATGAAGATGTCGCCCGAATCAAGCCGCTTCAATCCAAACGGAATTTCGAAGTTGTAGGCGCGAGTATGAACCAGCCACTGAATCTCCTTCTTTCCGTCAACAATGTTGTTGTCAAACTTGTCGCCCTTGCTGATTTCCCAAATCTGAATCGTTCCGTTTTCGCCGCGAGCAATCGAAAAGCATCTGTCACCGTAAACGCTCTCCGTCTTCAAAACCTGCAACACATCGAGTCCAGTCCAGATTCCAGCCCACGCGGGAGGAAACTTTTTCCGCATCGACGTAATCAGGTCGAAATCCAAAACCATCAGCGCCTTATGGATAACGCCTTGGGCATTATACCGAGGCTGTGCGGTCATCAGCAATCGATTGTCGAACACGACCGCAGATCCAGACCACAGAAGACTGGTTTGATCGTTCTCAGCGATGTTCAGAATCTCACCGCTGATCGGCGTATTCCCCGGATCAGTGAACGAGCGGCGAGCAATGATGAACGAGCGGACGCCATCGACTGCTCGGTAGAACACGTCGCCGTTGACAGTAATGGCCGACCTAGCGCCAAGCGCACCGCTAGTCAGCAAACTGATGGCCTGAATCGGATAGCTCAGGTTTTTCCATGTATCACGATCAACAGGAGCTTGAACCGAGAAGACGTATCGAGGAGTAAAAACTAGGAGCGGACCTTGCCCAAGCGACGTATCTGGATCGCCGGGGACGGCCATTGCAGTGATTCCTCCTGAATCCGACGGAACCGCAAAGTCTCCGCCTTCGTTGAGGAAGGTATTCTCGGTTTCTTTGAGAACACTCGCTCGCGTGCCATCTCCATAAACAATGTCGGTTGCTCGGAATGAGAATCCATTTGCAAGCGCGTACCAGATACGTCCGTTGACGTAGGCCATTACTCTTCCGCACTTGATTTCGTCGGTGGTTGCGCGGCGCAAGTTTGATCCATTGAAGATCAGCGGTGCGCTCTGACCGTCTTGAATGACGACGAAGTTCTCCGCCTGAACCATCCAGCCATCGAGTATGTTTGATGGGTTCTCAAGATTGGGCGAAGCTGAAAGGTTCTGAACGCTGTTTTGAAGGCAGTCGTAAAGCCACACTTTACCACTGATTAGCATCAGGATGAACGTCGCTCCGTTGTCGCCGATGTATGGGAGCGCACACTGGAACACGCCGGTCAAATTGCTCGAACCGTAGCACTCCTCGGAGTAGCCGTCAGCCGTGACATTGGTTTGATCGGCAGTGACGAGCGTGCTGTCTGCCGTAATCGACAAGCATACGTCGTAATCTTTTTGGATAAAACCGGGTCGAGGAGAGATGAATCCCTGCCGAAAGCTGGTATTGACCGCGAAGGCGACCTGATTCTTATCCACCTCAGACGGCATCACACCAGCGTCAATGCCACCCTCAAAGGTGACAGACCCATCCGTGTACCGTCGTGGTGCGCGTTCGCTCATGGCTTAAGCCTGAATCCGTTGGACAGAGAATGAGGAGCCGCTGTCAACAATCAGCGTCTGCGTAGTTCCAACAATTATTTCATAATAATCGGTAATTGCAGAGGCTTGATCAATATACATTAAACTAATCGGATGATATCCACTGCTGGTGACACTAAAAGACTTTGACGACAATACGTTTGAGCCATTTTTTCTAATGTAAATAGTAACGCTTGCAGTAGAAGTATCTGCTACAAGGTTGAAATATGCGTCAATCCTGTAGTATCCGGTGTATGGAACCGTAAATCGACCGCTCGATGCCGTAAATCCTGATGCGCTATCAAGACTGACGTAGGATGCGGACCCGTAAGTCGTTGTGCTGTACGGATTGCTGCCAGCCGTAGGACCGACAATATTCGGAGCGGATGCTCCGGTTCCAGTCACCCTCCGCGTAAACGTGACGTAACTGAACGCTGCTCCGCTGGCTGTCGATGCGATGCTAATCGTGCCAGCACCCGGCGTAATCGTGATGTTTGAGCCTGCGGTCAGACTTGCCAGCGTGTATCCCGTTCCATTGCCAATGAGCAGTTGGCCATTGGTAGGTATGGTCGATAGGTTCGTTCCACCGTTTGCGACCGGCAACACGCCGCTAATATCGCCCACTGGAACCGTTGCAACGGTCGATAGAAAACCAGATCCGCTCGACCCTTGAGTCTTGAGATAACCAGATGAAAACGAATTGAGCGCCGTCGCACTCGGAACCGATGCGTCGGGAGTTCGAACAATGTACGTCGCTGCGGAGGATGCTCCGCCAGACGCTCCTGCCGCACCCGTAGCGCCAATTGCACCCGACAGCGTGATAAGTGAACCAATAGGAATCACCGTCGTAGGAATCGCATTTGGGATTCCGAGAACGCCTGCAAGTGGGTTTTGTAGGGTTACCAGCAAACCGTCTACCGATGTAACCTGCAAGTAGCCGCATCCCTGAACCGATACAAAAAATTGTCCAGCAACCGATTCTGGAAGAAACGAAGTGTTCGCAACCGCAACGACAACCGATGCTCCAAACGTCGGAACTACAAACGACGCGGTCGTATACGAGAACGCATTTTCCCCGTTCGCGCCGTTCGTTCCGTTAGTACCCGCAGCACCCTGTGGTCCGGGGACGTTCACGACAACCGGAACGGTATCGCAAGGCTGGCAACAGCCGGTTGAAGAAACAAGTTGCGACGGCATATTTTTCCTTTGCCAGACCGTCAAGTCCAGCGAGAACTAATGCAAGGCCAAACTATGCCAGAGCAAGTGTCAGAGCATCCATTGATCGACCACAAGTACGGGATTCGTTCGCCCGTCAAGATTCCAGACCTAGAACTGGAACTCTACGCATTCCGAAATCGGCTCCAACCGAATGAGGGCGGACTGGGTACTTTCGATCATTTTCGTAACGCCACGAAAATGTTATGGCCGAAGATGAGCTGGAACCCGTGGCTTGAAGCACAAGTCGAAGGTCTTTGCGAACACGACTACGTCGGATGGGCAGGTTGCGGTGCGAGTGGAAAGACTTTCGGTGCGACGCTCTTTGCGACTGTTTGGTGGCTGGCAAACCCCTCCAAGACAACCGTTGTTCTCACGTCTACAACGGCAAAGATGATCCGAAAGCGTATGTGGGCCAATCTTCAGGATCTTGTTCGGAAATCACGCGGATTCCCCGGAAACATGGTCGATTCGAAGATGAGTCTTCAAGCCATCAAAGGAGACGACCGACACTCCATTTCCGCTATCGCCGTCGCCGAGGGCAACACATCGAAGGCTGTAGCCAACATTCAGGGCATCCACGCCGAGCGTGTGATGGTTATTATCGACGAAGCTACGGATACGCCCGAAGCGGCTTTCGAAGCGTGTACGAACCTTTCTAAGGGTTGCCGCGAGTTCAAGATGTTGGTTATCGGAAACCCTGCCTCAAAGTTTGATCCGCACGGACGCTTCTGCACACCGGCAAAGGGTTGGCGCAGCGTAACGATTGAAGACCAACATTGGCTGACAGAACGCGGGATGTGCCGACGTTTTGACGGCATGAAGTCGCCCAACATTAGCGAGGGGCGCACGAAGTATCCGTACCTTATTACTCAGGATCAGGTCTTGTCGGCTATGCGACATGAGGGCGAGCAAAGCCCTACGTTTTGGAAGTACACACGCGGATTCTGGTCGCCGGACGGCATGGTCAAGACGGTTCTGTCCGAATCGCTGATCGAGACGCACACACCTACAAAAAGTTTGGTGTTTACGACCAATGTCCAAATCGTTGCCGGTCTTGATCCGGGCTTTGGCGGCGACAGATGTATCCTTCGCTTTGCCAAGGTTGGCACCGCAAACGACAAGGTCAGCATACTTTTTCAAGACATCATCCACATATCCGTCAACGCTCAACTAACGGAGCCGGTGCATTACCAGATAGCCAATCGGGTTAAAGAAGAATGCAACAAGCGCGGCGTTCCACCGGACAAATTTGGTCTGGATTCAAGTGGTGAAGGCGGTGGGTTGGCCGACATTTTGACCCGCGAATGGGGTGTAATTCATCGCGTTGAGTTCGGTGGCTCGCCATCAACGATTCCTGTCAGCGACGAGGACAGTAGGCCATGCAATGAGGCTTACGATAGAAAGGTAACCGAACTCTGGTTCTCAATGCGTAAGTGGGCCGTTGAAGAGCGCCTTGGGGGCATGGACATCGAGACGCTTCAGGAGTTCTGCGCCCGTATGTTTGATGATTCCAAGCGAAAGATATCGGTCGAATCGAAGACCGTGATGAAGCAACGGACGGGAAAATCGCCTGATTTGGCCGACGCTGCTGTAGTCTTGCTTGATCTAGTCCGCAAAACTGCTGTTTTGGAGCCGCGCTTTACAAAGATGGATAAGGTCTGGGAAAAGCTAGTGAAGGACGCAGATTCAATTTACTACGACGAAACGATTGAAGCATGAGCAAAACCACTGGTTACAAAGTTCTGAACGAACACATGGTCATCCCCGGCGGATGGCATTACCGCATTCCCGAGACTGGGATTGAAGTACCCGGAGGATCATGGGCGCAGCTCCATGAGTTTGTCCGCAATCACTACACGGCAAACGCGATTCAAATCCCGAGCAACCTTGACGATTTAATCACCGAATATGCGTGTCGTAACGGTGCCGATTGCTCTTACAACGAAGTTAATGTTCCCAAGCCAGAGGGACGTAAATCGCTTCAGATCGGAGACGTCATTCGGTTCAGCATGAGTCTTCTCCACGGACTTACGGTTGGCGGCGGTAAGGTTGATCAGGCGGAGGCGAATAGGCGCGCAAGCATCTGCTCGACCTGCGTTTACAATCGAAAACCACTCGGATGCACAGGATGCAACGCCCGTGTGCTAAAGGATGCTGTAAAAACTTTCTCTCAACACGGCAGCACTCCGGTAGACGAAAGCCTGCAAAGCTGCGAGTTTTGCGGTTGCTTTATCAGAAGCATGGTTTGGTTTCCCATTGAAACCCTTCATAAATTCTCGGACGCTACAGAGAACGAAAACCTTCCGGCTCACTGCTGGAAAAAACGACCATGTACGGAAACCTAGCCCAACTGCCGCTTGAAACTATCAACGAAGACGGCAAAGCGCCTGAAACGCGCATAGCCGACGCGGCATCCGCTCGCGAAATCTTCCAGAAGCTTATCATGGCCGATGAGCTGCGTAATAGTACGCGAGCCAAGCTGCGCGGTCTGGTCGATGGAAATCCTCCGTACAATCCAGCAGAACTGCGCCGCAACAACCAAGCGTTCCGCACCAACGTCAACTTCCGTGAGTCGGAAGCGTTCCTTACGCTGGCAATGTCAGCCTTCTACGACGTGTTCGCCGAGGTTCCGACCTACACGAACATTCGTACCGCGTACGGTAATGACATGGATAAGCGGGAGGAATGGTCGAAGATCATCACCGAGGAGTTTGATCGGCTCCAGAAGCTCGACAAGGACTTCGATTACATTATGCAGCTCTCGCAGCGTGAGATGGTTCTCATTGGCGATGGTCCGCTGATCTTCGAGGACAATACCAACTGGCGCTGCAAAGCCATCATGGCGACGGACCTGCTCGTCCCAGACGGCACCAAATCAAACGTAAGCGACTGGAAGGTAGCCTGCGTCCGTACGCGCATGGGCGTGGATGATCTGTTCGAGAAGATCCAAGACGAAAAAGCGGCAAAAGCTTCCGGTTGGGATGTCGATTATGTCCGCGAGCGCATTCGTGCGGCGATGCCCGAGCCGTATCGCTCAGGCGTTCAGTACGACTGGGAGTTCTTCCAGAAGCAGCTTCGCTCAAACGACATCACGTTTTCCGCTCGTTCCGAGGTCGTGCTGATGTGCCACGTTTTCTACAAGGAATTTGATGGTCAGATCAGCCATGTAATCATCGACGAACGCGACAGCGAGAGCTTTATGTATCGCAAGCTTCGCCGGTTCAGCCGGTGGGAGCAGGTCATTCATCCGATGTACTACGACCGTGGCGACGGCGAGCATCACGGTGTGAAGGGCTTAGGCATCAAGATGCTTCAGCCAATGGAACTCAAGAATCGCCTTCGCTGCTCAATGGTAGATAGCGCGTTTGCGAGGACTCAGATTCTATTCCGACCCCTGAACGCCAATGCGCTGAGCAAGACAAGCGTCGTACAGCAAGGACCGTATGCCATTCTTCCGCCAGATTACGAAGTCGTTCAGCAGAATATTGCTGGAGTTCTGGATGCTCCAATGGCGGTCAATGCGGACCTTGAAAATGTTCTTCAAGGCAATCTCTCTCAGTATCGCCAATCGCTCAACAAGCCGCAGGGCAACCCCCGTACAGCGACGGAAGTTCAAGCAATCGTCTCGCAGCAGTCCGCAATCGGTAAGACGCAGTTGAGCCGGTATTACACTCAGCTCGATTCCTTCTTTGAGGAACGGTACAACCGCGCTTCGAATCCTAATCTGAACCCGATTACGAAGTCCGATAAGGACGCCATTGAGTTCCAACGCAGATGCAAAGAACGTGGCGTTCCGGTGCAGGCGATGATCGACATCGACTACGTTGAGGCGACTAGGACTGTGGGCCAAGGTTCACAGTTCGCTAAGCAACAGCTTCTCGGTTCGCTTCTCCAGTTGTCCGGTTCGCTTCCAGAGGGCGGCAAAATTAACCTGCTCAAGGACTATATTGCCGCACAGGTTGGCCAACAAATGGTGGATCGTTATCTGCCCTCTCAGCTCCAGTCGTCTCGTACGCAGGATCAAGCCGCTCTGGCCGTTCTGGAACACGCCTCACTGCGTCAGGGCAACATGCCGCTCGTCACCGACACGCAGAATCAGATCATCCACATCGAGACTCACCTTGGCGCGGCGAACGAAGCAGCGTCTTCGCTTCAAGGTGGCGGTAACCCAGAGGAAATCATGCTCTTCATGCAGGGTATTGGTCAGCATGTTCAGCAGCACATCCAGAGGCTCGCAACCGATCCGTCGCGCAAGCAGCAGGTCGATGCGTACGTCCAGCAACTTGGAATGCTCGGGCAGACCGTTGAGCAGCTTGGCCAGATGCTCCAAGAGCAGCAGCAAGCGATGGCTCAGCAGCAGCAGGCTCAGGCGATTCAGCAAGGCTCTGATCCTCGTACCGCCGTGATGAACGCGGAGGTTCAGGCGAAAATCGCTCGCCAGAACGCCGAGACTATGGCCAACATCCAGCGTCAGAACACGAAGGCGATGGCAGATTTGTCACGCCGGAATGCGAAGACGACCGCTGATATTCAGCGTGCGAATGCAACCGCAGAATCCAACTTGTCGCGTCAGGGATAAAATATGGAAAACGAACAAAATGTCGCTCAATTCATCGCCGATCAGTTCCCAAAAATGGGAGGATGGTGCGATCCGAAAAAGGGGCTTGAAATTGCCAAGCTTGTCCTCGAATCAAAGCCTCAAAGGATTGCTGAAGTAGGCGTTTTTGAAGGCAAGTCAACGCTTGCTCTAGCCTACGCATGCAAGCTCAACGGAAGCGGAACCGTTTACGCCATCGACTCTTGGAAGAAAGAGGACTGTATCGATGACGAGTCTACTGCGAATCAAGAGTGGTGGGCTACGCTTGATCTGGACAGGCACTACGAGGCTTTTGTTGGACACACAGTTCGCGCTGGAGTCGTGAAAAACATTCAGTTCTGCCGCATGTCTTCGTGGGACGCTTCACGATTTCTGCCGGACATGGACATGGTTCACATCGATGCCAATCACGCTGAATGGCCGTCTACGAGCGATGTTGTCAACTGGCTCCCAAAGCTAAAGGTTGGCGGCTATCTGGTCATGGACGATGTGAACTGGGATTCAACCCAGACAGCCATCAAGTTTGTCCTCAAGCGTTGTGAATTTATCTCGCGATTTGACCTTAACGAGAGCGTATTTGCCATCTATCGAAAGTTAAAGTAACCCCGTGGAAACGGTCGTTATCACGGTGCGCGGTTCTCCTCGCATCCCGCGCTTAAAAGAAAACCTTGAATCCGCTGGAATCAACAGCTACCGGATTTTCTATGGTCTTGATGGGAAGAAGTCTGGGCTAAAGGCCAGCATTCCGTACGAGGTCGATAACCCCGGCTCTGGATACACAATCTGCCACAAGCATGTCGGATGCACGATGTCGCATTGGATGCTCTGGAACGCCCTAGAGTTTGATCCAAACACTCCCGAGATGGTCATGGTGCTTGAGGATGACATCTTGTTCAGGCCGAACTGGCGCGAGACGGTTGAACGCGCTCTAACCAAGCTTCCTGAGAACTGGGATTTGCTCTATCCCGGCTCATGCTGCGCTCACGGCAGGATTAGCCGTGAGTATGATTCCAATTTGTTCGAAGGAATGCCGCTTTGCACCCACTGCTACGTTGTCCGAAAGAAGGCGCTGAAGACGTTGATCGAGACGAACGAGAAAATTTACGCTCCGATTGATTTGCAGATGTATTTCAACAGCAAGAATCACCTCAACTGCTTCACAATTTTCCCGCGTGTTGCCGACCAAGAGGGAACAAATTTAGCCGACTAAAATTATGGGTTCACCATTCAACGGAGACACATTCATTGAGCAAGAGTTTCTTTACCTCAAGGAACGCTTCGAGCTGACGACTGCGGTCGAAACAGGAACGCACGAAGGTGATACGACCATCTGGTTGGCCAAGAACTTCCTGAAGACGGTTTCCTGCGAACTCGACAATGATCGGGTTGAGAAGGCGAAGGAACGGTTTAAGCGCGAGAACGTCTACGTCGAGATGTTCGAAGGTAGCAGCGATGCCTGCATGAACTGGTTCATCCCGCATCACGGCGTTGGACACGACACAATTTTCTTCCTCGACGCGCATTGGAACGACTATCTACCGCTTCTCGAAGAGCTTGAGGCAATCAATCGGTTCGATATTCATCCAGTCATCGCAATCCACAACTTCAAAGAACCCACCGGACAGCTTGGTTACGACGCTCACAAAGAACATGAAATATGTTTTGGATACGTCAAAGAGAAACTAGACGCTATTTATAGGGCTAAAACTTTAACTCAGCGTTATGGCTATAGCTACTACTACAATCATCCAAGTAAATGCACGGGTGCGCGACGTGGTATCATCTACATCCTTCCAAACCGATGAAAGTTGATTTCGAGAATACACCGACCTTCATCGTCTCAAAACCTGAGGGCGAAAAAGAGAAGCGGTGCATCAGATACATGAAGTCATTCGGGATTGATGCGGTTCCGATTTACGGCTTTCGTTCGCATAACTGCGGCATTTCAACCGACTACTATCACACTCGCGAGAAGGAGAAGGCGAAGTGCAAGACCATCGTCGCCGGACTTAGTCACTTCTCCGTATGGTCGGCCATCAAGTGGATGGTTGAATCGAAGGTAACCGATCATCGTGCCTTCCTGATCGTCGAGGATGACGTTGAGTTTCTTGACGAGAATTGGAAAGCAAAGGCCAATGACAACCTTCAGTTCCTTCCGAATGACTGGCACGTCGTCTACCTCGGAAGTTGCTGCACCGACCCCATCGAAGACCACGGTTACATCGCATCAAACCTCTACAAACTGATGAGAGGCATGTGTACCCACGCATATCTTGTAAATTACGAGGGCGTTTGTAAGCTCCTCGAAACGAATCAAAAGGTCTGGGCACCAATCGACATCCAGATGCTGGTCGATTCAATGCCAAGGATGAACTTCTACGGGGTTCTTCCAAGGTTAGCTACGCAGGAGAACACAAACTTGTATCCATGATGAAAGACATAATCCGAAGCCTGTCCCTCAAGGCACTCAAACGATTTGCAACGGGCGGCGATGGTCCGGCTGATCTTCTAGCGGAAATCGAAGACCTTCGCAAAACGCTTGAGATTCGAACCAAAGAACATGACGAGCATCTGACCGAGGTCCGCGAGGAGCGCGATCATTGGCTTGCTCTCTACGATGAAGTTAAATTCGCTGCCGAGTTTCTAATGAGCTACGCAAAAAATGACGTCCCCAAGCTGAGTGAACAAACCGATTGGGAGACTGGTAAAATCGTCCTGCCGCAGGAAACGGGGACGTACTACTTCAACCCGGCAATCATGCTCGAACCAGATGGTCGAATCATGCTTTTCGCCCGTCGCTGCCGTAACAAGCGCGAGAAAGACGAGGATGTCTACATCGAGAAGAACGACATCGTTATCTTCGAACTGAGTCAGGATCTTCGCGCCACAAAGAAGTCGCTGCTCCAGTTAATCTCCCATTACCCCCTCGAACAGTTCGAAGATCCTCGCGTCCTCAGATTCGGCGACAAGTACGGGCTTGCGTGCTGCACATTCGTCCCGTTCAAGAGCTACGCGCACCAAGGGGTGTTCCTTCTGGACAAGCATTTCCTGAACGTAGGCCGTTTCGACATGATCTACGGCAACAACTACGCGCAGGCCATGATCAACGATGGGCATGAGAAGAACTGGCTGTACTTCGTCCACGATAATGCGCCACACATGGTGTATTCGGCCAACCCACACGTCGTTGTACGCCTTAATGGGCGTTTAGAGAAAGAGGAAGAATACGTCACCGACGAGTTCAATCCGCTCTGGAAGTTTGGCGAGGTGCGCGGAGGCTCCAATCCGATTCTGTGCGACGGCCTGTACTGGACCTTCTTCCACAGCTCGCTGCCGTGGATCAACAAGAAGCGCCGCTACTACATGGGTGCCTACGCTTTCGAAGCGAAGCCCCCTTTCCGCATCGTCCGAATGACGACGTTGCCGCTTCTGACTGGAACGAATCAGCAGGATTGGTGGCCGGGATTGCCTGCGGTCGTCTTCCCATGCGGCGCATTCTTCGATACCGCAAAGAATAAGTTTGTCGTCTCGTACGGAATCAACGATGTGGACTGTGGTTACATCAAGATTCCGTTGGCCGACTTGCTTGAGGTGACGAAGGTGATTCGACCCAAGCGCGACGTCGTCAACAAAGAGAACCCGATCAAACTCGACGAGGTTCTCGATCCAATTCCGCAGAGACATAAACTAAAACGAAACAAGAAATCAAAGTATGATGAACTGGCTAAGAGGCTCGACGAAGAACCGCAAGGAGATGGCGAAAAGCCTGATGGACTTGCCTGAAGTAGACATTCTCGAATGGACAACGGCTGGCCAACAGGGCGAACTTGCGATTATTTTGCGAAATCCGATTCTTCGGATGGCTTTACGCATCGTGGCTGAGTCGATGCCAGTGCCTATGCCCTCCCAAGGAAGCAAGGAATCAGACATTGTTTTTGCTGCCGGTGTAACCGCTGGCTACGCGCATTGTCTTGAAAACATTCGAAAACTTGCAGTAACCGACACAACGAGAGAACCTGAAGCAACATTTGAAAAACAATACTAACATTTTATGGAAGAACCACTGAACTCACCGATCGTTAACTCCGCGCAAACGCCTGATTTCGAAAGCTCCTTCATCGAATCTTTCAAGGCTAACACTCTTGAGGATGCTGCCGCTGGAGAGGCTAGTGCAAAAGCTTCGCAAGTAACCGAGGAGCCTAAGCAAAAGAAGCAAACGCAGCCTAAATCCGACGCGAACACCAAGCTCAGCAAGTCTGAGATGGATATTGAGCGGATGTTCAGCCCGAAGGAGAAGGCTCCAGCTACCGAGGATTCCTCGGCTACTGATGACTCTGGCATCCCTGAGTCCATCAAGTCTACGAAAGCCGCTGATGCTTTCCGTAAGATCAAGGAAGAGAAGGCGCAATTAGCCAAGCAGCTTGAGGAGATGAAGTCTGGCAAGGTTGCCAATCCGAACTTCGAAGCGCAGCTCAAGACTTTGCAGGAGGAGCGTGACGCGCTTTCCGAACGTGTTCGACTCCTCGACATTGAGCGCCACCCCAACTTCGTCAAAAAGTACGAAGGCAAGATTACCGGCGTGTTCGACTCGATGAAATCTGTCGTTGGCACGGATGGCGACAGGCTTGTTGGCCTACTCAAGTCCCCTGAGAACGATTATCGGAACTCGCAGATCGACGACATCGTTGAGGGTCTTTCTCCGTCTAAGAAGGCGAAGCTTGGCGCTTTGATCGTCAAGTACGACGAGATTAACGGCGAGAAGTCTGCGGAGATGTCCGAAGCGAAGTCCGATTACGACTCGATTATCTCGAAGTACCAGCAGGACAACGAGGAAGGCACTCGCGCTGCATTGGAGTCGGCCAATAAGACTTGGACAAAGGTGAGCGAGAACGCTCGCGCTTTGGAAATCTTTGAGCCGCGTGAAAACGACGACGAATGGAACACGGAGCTAACTGGCCGACTTAGCCTCGCGCAGCAGATCTTCAACGGCGAGAACAGCGAAGAAGACCTCGCCAAGGCCGCTCTATGGGCCGCTGCCGCGCCTAAATACCGCGAGCTTCTCTACTCTCAGGTCGAGGTAAACAAGCGCCTGCAAGCCGAACTGGCGAAATATCGAGGCAGTGAACCCGGTGTTAGCTCGAAAGCAACGGCTGGCGGCTCCCGCGTATCAAATGCGAATGGTTCGAAGAGCGAGGACTTCGTCACGAACGTCCTGAAGTCGTTAGGACGCTGATTCGCTGCGCTCAAACAATTATCCCCCGGTGGTTTTTGTTACCGCTGGGGGATTTTACTTTGAATCAC